TTAAGTATTAATAAGACAGTTTTATAAACTAAATCTACATTTATAGCCATTATTTATTTTTTTATTATAATACCAGCCAGCCACGTTAAGTGACCAGCTAATATTAATATTACATGTTATTCCAAGTTTTTCTCTACTGACCTGTAAACTTCTACACCTTCGTCGGTTTTAAAGTAAGCTGCCATTGCAGAGTAGGGATTTTCATCAAAAGGTACAGTCATTAACTTTCTACCGTTTGATCCCCAAGTAAATGTTCTTTGATCTTGTGACAATTTAATGATACCCATTTCGGAAGCTTTTATAGCTATGTTTCTTAATTGTACATTATCGTCATTTGCTAATTCCATAAATAAATCTGGTTGTCTTTTAGCAAACAATAATAGATCTCTCTTTAGTTCTTTAGTTGTCATGGTTGAAACTTTAGACCCTAACTCAACGCGAAGTATTGCTTCAGCATCATCAACATCCATAGTTCTCGCAGCCATCATTGCATCTATTTGAACTTCTAAATCTTCTAATTCATCTTCGGCTATAGCTACTGGATTATGCTCGTAGTATTTATTACCTAATAATGGATGATATAAAGATAGTAATTTTTGTAAGTTTTGTTGTTCCTTTTTAACATATAAAACGCCGTCTTTAAACATTATATGCCCTAATGTTGCTTGACCGTTTTGTTCATCTATAAAAGGAGAGTTTTGATTGGTTGCATACCTAATCTCTCTTTGAATACCTTTTTCTTTATCAAAATATAACAAAGGATGTCTTGATGTATGTTTTGATGAAATTGTAAGAGTTAAAGGCGCTTGACCTATAACTATATACATTCTATCTTTTATTTCCCAACTTGGTTTTGCTGGTTCTTGTTTTTTTGGAGCAGTCATTACTTCTTGCTCTTGTACTATTTCTTTATTTGCTACAGGCTTTTTAGCTGTAGGCTTTTTTGCATTTGCTGCCATAATATAATATAATAAAATTTTTAATAAGAGTAATAATTACCCCTGTCAGTTCAACAAGGGTAACTACTACATTAATTTAATCGGTACTAGTCTGTGAATAACACAAAGTTGTTAGCCGCTTGAGTCACTAAACATCTTTCAGATAAGAAGTGAACCTCCATAGCATCTAAATCAGAAGTAGCAGCGCCACCTACAGATCCAGTGATCCAGTTTTTCATTCTTCTATCATCAGCTTGAGAAGCTCTATATCTTACGTGTAAGAAAGGTCTTCTGATGTTAGTTCCTAATATTTGATCGTAAACTGTAGAAGTTCCAGCAGGTACTAATACTCCTTCGATTCCAGCATCAGCAACACCTCCACGAGTAGAAGCATCGTTTAAGTATTTCCAGTCAGTCTTGTAGAAGTCATAAGAACCTCTTCTGAATCCAGAGAAACCTAAGTTCAATGCCATTTCTTCAGAATTTTCGAATACACCAAAAGAACTACCGCCGTTGTAAGCAGCTGTTCCAGCTTGTTGTCCAACTCCAGCTAACATATCATCAAAGTCTAGAGAAGTTTCTCTATTTAAGAATAACATGTTTTCTTCGATAGCTCCTTGAGTATCTAAGTTTTTAAGAATTGAATCAAACTGAGCTAAACCAGTTGCTGCAGTAAAGTCTACTAATACATTTCCACGGCTTTTAACAGCAGCAAAAAGACCTTCAGTACCTTTAGCAGTTGTAGTTGAACTTCCAGATTTTAATTCACCTTCTACCATAGACATTTCTAGGTAGTCTTCAAAACGTAATCTTGTTTCAGATTCAGCTTTTAAGTACCATAAGAAACCTCCCTGACCAGACTCAGTAGCTACTTCAACCCATCCAATCTGAGCAGTGTCAGATCCGTTGATAGCATACTTGTCTTTAATGATAATAGGAGAGTTAGAGTATTGAGTGAAAGAAGGCGTTACAGAAATTCTGTTAGCATCTCCAGTTCCTTTTCCGTACTCAGATCCGTATACAAAGATTTTAAGGTTTGGTCCACCAGTTACTAAATCTACTTCAGCAGCTCCAGCTCCAGTTCCATCTAAAGCTTCTTGCGAATAAGGAGCAACAGTTAATACACCAGCGCCTAATGCACTTCCAGGAGTAGCTCCAGAAGCAACAACGTAACAGTTTAATTCTGCTCCAGTTGCTGGATTCATTACTACGATTGTAGAACCAGGAGATACAACATTCTCAATAAGAGTTGCTCCAGATCCACCAACAGGAATAGTTAAAGTAGATACTTTAGCTCCAACAGCTCCAGCTGCAGTTGCTATTACATTCTCGTATGAAATGTGTAATCTATTTTGCTCAGACCATACTACTTGATCAGAAGTCATTGGCATTTCAGCTCCTACCATTCTTAAGAAACCACCTAAGGTTCTGTTTCCATAACGCTCTACTTCAGCTTCATAGATTTCTGGTAAGTACTGTTGTGCGAAATCATTCGTACCATCGGTAAAGTTTAAATAATTGCCTTCTAAGGCTTGCTTTTTTTGCGTTGGGATTAAGCTTCCAAACGCTGGGCTTACATTTGCCATAATTTTTTAATTTTTTTAGTTAAATTTTTTTGTTTTAATTCTAAGTTTAGAAGAATCATAACCGCTTATTGACTTAACTTTTATTCCGTTTACAAACTCACTAGAGCTAGTTTGCCTTGGCTCTGTACTTGGATTTTTAGAATTGCTAACTATTTCTTTAGTAGCATCTGTTCTTCCTTGTTCATAAAAATGATTAATAATCTTGTCAGCATTTGAAGCGATATAAATAGCTTTGTGATAACCTTTCGTGTCTTTTATATTACCGCTTTCGTCAAGAAACTTTCCTACGAAATTGTTAATGCTTGATTGGTTCTCTGCAACTTTATTAGGATCTTGTAAACCATATCTAAACTTCTTTTTACCTACATTGAAGTCAAAACCTTTGAATTCATTAGTAAAGTAATCATTTGTTTTTGATTTAAAGTCCGAATGCTGTTGCTCAGCTATCTTCTGATCTTCTTGATATCGGTTGAAAAACTCTGTTGCTTTTTGTTGTTCCTGAGTAACGCCGGGTCTCAACTTGATTTCGTCGTAATATTTACTCTTGGTTTTTTCCAAAAAGCTTTTAGCTTTTCCAACTTCTTCTTTAAACGCAATTTTCTTTTTGCGTATATCTCTTTCCTCATCTATGTCCTCATCATAATCGTAGTCTTCTAATAGTAGGCTAACGTCATCTGATTCTAGATAAGGTTTTGTTTGTTTGTAATATTCTTTTAATAGCGTTTTATCATCGACACTTGAGTAGTCTGCGTTTAATCTAACGTAGTCTTCCACTGATCCCCCTGTTTCTTCCATAAAAGTAACAAGCTTATCTATGTTTTCCGGTAGCGCTCTTTGTTCAGCTACTGGTTGAGGTTGTTGTTCAATAACTTTTTCAGGCTCTTGAACGGGTTCTTCGTCTACAATTTCTATAATACCATCTTGTGCAGTATCGTCCGGTGTATCGTTAACGACTACGACAGGTTCCTCAACTACGTCTTCTTTGACCTCTGGTATTACTACCTTAGCAACTTCTTCAGCTACTGGTTCTTTTACTTCATCTATGTTAACCTTTATAGGCTCGTTAGATTGATTGCCTAATTGCTTAGGACTTGTTTTCTTGGATTTGATTTTAAAATCCCCTTCTTGTTTTACTTCTGACATAATATAATATAATTAAATAATTGTTTATTAGCTAGGACCGAACTCTTCTATTCCGAATCCACCTAGCACATCGTTTCCTGATGATTCAAAGTTTTTAGGTAATCCCTCTGTTTGCCTTTGTTGTATTAACTCAGACTGCTGAGATCCCTGCATTTTTATTCTTTTATCTTTTCTATCTTCAATTTCTTTTTCTTTACTTCCTTCTGCATTTGCTCTTACTTGAGCTAGCTGCATATTGAAGTTGAACTCTTCAGCCATTAACTCTCTTTTTATTTGAGCTTCAGTTTGCATTCTTTGTATTTCAAACTGTGACTTCGCTTGTTCTATACTTACCTTCTCTTGAGTAAGTGCTTGTTGTTTTTGCACCTCAGCCATTGCAGCTTTTTCAGATGCTTCAGCATTTGCTTGCGCTTGTGCCTGAATGTTAGCTTGTTGTTGTTCTTGCTCTCTTTTTATTTTTTGTTTTTGTCTAAGCTTCAAGAATTGATTGGCTAACTTTATATTTTTTATTTGTCTAATATCAATTGCATCAGACAAAGCTATTGCTTGTGTTTGTAAAGCTACTTGTATGTTTTGCTCTAACAAAGCTTTTTCTTCTTCTTCTGGTTCAAGTTCTAAATAAATACCAAAGTCATGCAGCTGTAAATTCATTAACTCTTCAAGAGTTTTTGTATTGAACGTGCTTATAGCGTTTGTTAAAGCATTTTCTGTTAAAGGATTTTCAATAACGTCGGCTACTTTTAAACTTATATTTTCGCAAGTTCTAACAGTTAAGTAAAGTAAAGAATCTAATACGTGTTTAGTTGCAATATTAGAAGCGTTAGCCGCCATTTTCTGTAAACCTACCAATGAATCTTTACTTGGAGCACTACCGTCTCTAGCTTCATTTAATCCAGTAACATCTCTTATCATTTGTAAGTAATACTGGTATGTACCAATTAAACTTTGTATTTTTGCTTGACCACTTGAAGATGATAATTCTTGTACAGGTACTTTACCTCTATTCAATTCACCGTCTTGTGTAAGTGATCTACCTACAACAGAACCTGTTTGGAAGTACATGTTTAATGCTTCAGCTGGATTGTATGTTGTACCGTTACCTAAATCAACTTCAGCTAACCCATCCATATCTAAGAACACACCGTCTGGTACTATTCTAGACATTACTTGTTGTAATTTAAGATGCGTTATTTGAATCATATCAGCAAAGCTAGTGATCTTACTAACTATAGATTCTATGCGTCCTTTGTACATTCTAGGTGCCGATATACAGTAATTCATCATTACTTTTGTAGTATCAGCTGTAGGTCTTGTCATATTCTCTGCTAGCTTCCAGTCTAACATAATATTTGTACCCAATACTTTTGCACCTGAATACAACACCTCTATTGTTCTAGATATTCTTTCAAAGTTATCATTAGCTGGAGGATTAAATGTGTCAGGTTTTTCTAACGTCTTTTCTAATCCTTGATCTGTTTTCTTTATTTTAAATACTTGATCTGAATATGTTTTGTATTCAAAGTATAAAACTTGAATTGTATTAGCATCGTAGTTACCCCAGTTAGTTACATACTGAGAATTACCAGGCATATCCTGTATCTTTTCTAATTCTGATGCTGATAATGACGGGAATTGTTTTTTAAGTTCCGCTAATGATATAGATTTTACTTCACCCACATAATATATGTCTTCAAAGTTTGGATCTTCTGTATATGAGTATATCATATTAGCAGGGTCAACATAATCAGTAACTATACCTTCAGCCTTGTTAAATGATGTTTTAACAGCTCCAATACCTATAGTAGTTAAATCATGAGCTAATCGTTTTTTTGTTTGCTCATATTTATTAAAAGCTAATACATTATTTATAACTTCTTCTTCCGCAATCTCTACGTTTTGCTTAGGAGTCATTTGTAAATGTATATCTAATTCTTCTCTGTTTTCAGGTAAGCTTTCTAAATCTCCTGTTGTTGAAAAGTCCATACCTAAGTTTTGCTTTATATTTAACAAAGCTTTTTTGGTATTCATATCTTTTTCAACAGCTGCTGCATAATCCGTTCTGCTTTTTACAGAAAATGGATCTTGAGCAAACGCATTTATATCATAC